TACGTCTGCTAGAGAGATTCCTTATCAGTGTAAGAGAATACTGGCAAAAAGATCAGCTGGCCTCAATACTGGTAATATTCAACGACAAATATCAGTACTATGAAGAATGTGTTAGCCTGCTAGACACGTTTGATGACTTGCCCATACTGTTAAAGTGGAGCAATCACATGTGGCCCGAGCAGGAGTCCTACAGCTGGTACACACAACAACAGCTGAAACTGCTCGCGGCAGATTATATAAACACCAGCTGGTACATCATACACGACAGCAAAGACTACTACAAAGACCATGTGAACGTTGACAGTTTCTTTGACAGAACTGTGGGCAGTTGTTTGCTGAGTCCTAGTCGTCGTTTCAAAGACACCTGGTGGGCACCTGGCGGCCTACTTGCTACACAATACAAAAACGCATACAATCTATTTGGCATTGACATACGTGATGTCAACTTTGCCTTGCGTACACGTGTGGCCAGTGTGTTTCCTGCCAACACGCAGACAGTGCGTGACCTATTAGAATTCTTAAGAGCAAAGTTTGGTATTATGTTTCCGTGGTTGTTGTTATTGCAGATGAATGACGAGCCACTGTTTACAGAATACGCATTGCTCAGTGCTTGGTATGCAAGCAAAGGTAACACATATGAACACTACATGCCTGTGTACATTGACGAAAGTTTTGTGTTCTTGAATCGTGTTGCCTGCGATAAAAGTTTACGAGGGAAGTTAGAAATATGAGAATATTAACATTAGACAATACAGCGTTTGAGATGGATGAGATCCCAGACGAAGTTGAGGACTTGAGATTTTGTGTGTTTGACAACAGCAATCCTAAAGACCCCGACTACTTTTTTATACCACTGATCTTTTTAGAAAGTTTCAACAGTCCTGCACTGGTACTGCGTATTGGACAGCACACAATCAAGATGCCTGCAGACTGGCAGATACTGATCGGTGAACATGACTTTGGTGACCTAGAAGTTGTGCCGTTGACCAGTATCAACGATCGCGGCTTTTCAGTGTTTACATTCAATCCGTTGAAAAGTTTCAAGCCAGAGTTTTTCCCAATTGAGATTGTGGACATCTATCATGACACCAAATGGTACTTCCCTAAACTGCGTCCAGGCCAACTGTTGGCCATTCCACTGACCACCGGAGACAATCCTGTGTGTGCATACTTTGTCAAAGAGATCAGCAGACAGTGTGAAGTAGTTGACTACGGAAAGTGTTGGTAATGGACATTGCTGTATTTGTAGCACATCCTGACGATTGCGTTATATATGCATATCCGTTGATAGAGGCCATGCCGCAACATACCTGGCACATAGTCTACATGACCTACACACCAGAGTCTCCACGTGGACGTGAGATAAGTGCGTTTTGGCAAGCAAGAAATGTACGCACATCCTTTTTAGGGTGGCCTGACACACCAGGCGAATATGAAGCAAACAAAACATTGTTGAATCCGCAATTGGTAGCAGACTCATTTCATGCTGATTGCGAATACATTCTAACACACAACATGCTGGGCGAATATGGACATGTGCATCATCGTGTGGTGCATCATGCGGCGGAACTGTTGTCACAGCCAAAGATCTATTTTGCCAACAATATGAAATGGCCGCATGTTGCAATAGAATGTAAAAACATGTACAATACTCAAGACTTGCCACTGCACGGCAGAGTAGTTGAGATGTTTACAGATAGAAATATTGGAAAATACATACTACCAGAAGGTGTAACTTATGATCAAATATACAACGCATGAAATTGGTGGGGAAATTGTCAAGGACAATGAAACCTACCTGCTTAGAGATAACAAAACCCTAAACAATCTTGTACTCAGCCAAACACGATTGTATCGTGGACAAAGCACCAGAGGACATAGACATCCAGGACAAGAGGAAGTATACTTCTTTGTACAAGGCTCAGGCAAAATGATTGTGGGCGAAGAAGACACTGAGCCATTTCCAGTTGTGGGCGGTGACGTTGTTCTAATTCCAGACGGCGCCTTCCATCGCGTGATCAATGATGGTGAAATGAATTTAACTTTCAACTGTGTATTCGATGGCAAGCGGAACCATTAAAAAAATCACTACCATAAACATCATGCACTATGACCGTGGTGACGTGGTGTATATCAAGCATCCAGATCTACAGGAAATGGTAGAGGCGGATGCTTTGCATGATCTAAGCGACTTCATTGACATGATGTTTGATGCACGTTTTCGAAATGATGTAGCATTGCAAGAATGCTTGGAACGTGCTAAAATACTCTACACTCTGAAGAAACAACATGGATAAGCTAAACATCAACAATGAAATGGCACAGCTGGATCGTAAGAACCGCGAGTTTTACGATGAGCTCACTGACGAAGAACGCAAAAAGTTTAGCCTGTATCTGATGTTGCGTTGGTCAAGTGCTGTGCAGGCAGATGCCAAAGTACAAAGTTATTACGTTATGAGTTGTAACGAAAACCTTAACAAAAATTACTTTACTATCAGCAAGCATCCTAAACTGCAATGGCTGTGTGCAACAGCAGTAAGTCCTGGCATTGGTACATTCAAGCATCAGTGGATCGCTCCTAAAAAGCGCGAAGGCACAGACAACAAGGCAACTAAGTTTTTAAGAGAAATATATCCACTGCTCAAGGACGATGAAATTGAATTACTCAGAAAGCTCAACACTAAAGACGATCTTAAGCAGTTGGCTAGAGAGCACGGATGGGATGACAAGCGAATCAAGTCTGACTTATAAATGCAAGTATTGCGAAAAAGATTTCCGCAAGGAATCAACTCTTGCGGCGCATCTGTGTGAACAAAAACGTCGTTGGCAACAAGAAAAAGAAACAGGGGTGCAACTGGGTCTACGTGCCTATTTGCAATTTTATGAAACCACTCAAGGCAGTGCTCGATTAAAAAGTTATGAAGATTTTGTTACCAGTCCTTACTACAATGCTTTTGTCAAGTTTGGGCGATATATGGTTGCTCTCCGGGCTATCAATCCTGTTAGTTTTACTAGCTGGCTCCTAGCACACAACAAGAAACTGGACTACTGGTGCAAGGACAGTTTCTATGAAGAATGGTTACACGAATATCTACGCAAAGAAAATGTGCAGGATGCATTGGAACGCGGCTTAAAGGAAATGCAGGATTATGCAGACACTCACCCAGATCTTAAAAATGGTTTTAGGGATTATTTCCGCTACGGTAATGCTAACCGTATTTGCCACCACATTGCTACCGGTCGCATTAGCCCTTGGATTGTGTATAATTGCGACAGTGGTATTGCTTTTCTCGAGTCTCTTGATGAGGCTCTTTTGGCCATTGTTCTGCATTGGATTGATCCTGATCATTGGCATCATAAGCTACAAGACTACTTGGCAGACGCCGAATGGTGCAAACACATACTGGGAGAAGCAGGGTTATGACCACTAAAGTATGTGCAAAGTGTGGGCAAACAAAACTGTTTGCAGATTTTTGCAAAGCCAGCGGAGGCAATTATCTTAGATCAGAATGCCGTAGTTGCGAAAAAGATTTAGGAAGAATTAGAAAACTGATTAAAGAAACAGCACCGCCTGTGCCGGACAATTACACGTGTCCTATATGTCATCGTGACGAAGAACAGGTTCGAGGCCGAGGCGGGAAAAAGTCTGGTACCTGGTGCATGGATCATGACCATGTAACAAACAAATTTCGAGGATGGCTGTGTCATCAATGTAACAGAGCATTGGGCGGAATGAACGATAGTATAGAGCGATTACAATTGGCGATTGAGTATTTAGAAAATGCAAAAATTTCAAAGTGACATTGACATTGACTTTGCTGATCGTGATCAGATACTCAAGCTGATCAAGTACACACCTGCAAGCATACTCAAAGACAAACAATTAACAGCGCATAATACTGGTGTGTATGTTACCAGCATTCCGCAGGATCCATTTACAGGCTTGGCCAGTTTGGATTACAAGATAGCAGAAGACCGCGGATACTTGAAGCTGGACTTTTTGAATGTTAACCTGTATCAGCGTGTGTCCAGTCCTGAACATTTGGAACAGTTGATGCAACAGACTCCAGACTGGAATCGTTTGAACACAGATCAACAGTTCTTTGAGCAGTTGATTCATGTAAACAATCACTGGAATGTGCTAAAGAAAATGCCCGAAGCTGTGGATAGTATTCCACGGCTGGCTATGTTTTTGAGTGTGATTCGTCCTGCCAAGAGACATTTGATTGGACAAAGTTGGAAAGATGTATCCGCAACTGTGTGGGAACGACCTGAAGATGACACCTACTATTTCAAGAAGAGCCATGCTGTTGCTTATGCTCACCTTGTTGTAGTTAACATGAATCTAATCAGTTTTGCGAACCAAAACAATTGAACGACGTTTGGTTTTTTTAGCCGCAATTTCTTTTAGGCTCACGTAAGGTCCTGCTTTGATTTCCACGTCCCTGCTGTTCATGGTTTTGAGACTGTAGCGGTATGGACCCCAGTCGTTGCGTAGGAAAACATTAATAGGAATGGTCCTATTGCTTTCCCACCACCAGGTCTCTCCCAGTGTAAGGAATTGGATTTTCTCTTGTTCAGAACGTAGGCTACCGTAATCGTATACGCAGGTGAGGATATCATCAACATTTTGTATGATGCCGATGTACTCATTGCCTCCGTAGACTACGTAGCTGAGAAATGGATATTTTTTAATAAATTCTTTTAGTATGTCGTCCACTAGATGGCCCGCTATAAATTACCAAATATTTACCGATTTGCCAAGCCGCTTGATTTTTCTTTTGTATTATGTTAGACTGTTACGATGCAAGATTTGATACAGCAAGAAGTTCTTAACCTACTGCCAGCTCGAAAAAAGAAATCCGGAGACTGGATCAGCTTCAATGCGGTTTGCTGTGTCCATAATAGCGAAACACCAGACACACGTGGACGTGGCGGTATGCGTCCTAATGCTGATGGTAGTGTGAGTTATCATTGTTTCAACTGCGGCTTCAAGACAGGTTTCTATCCTGGAAGGCCCATGGGCTTTAAGTTTCGTAAACTGTTAAGCTGGCTAGGCGCAGACAACAACACCGTACAGCGACTGGTCATGGAAGCCTTGCGTATCAAGGACCTGGTACCTGTAACAGAACGTGTGCCTGTACCAGAAGTTGAAGTTACATACAAGCCACGCCCACTGCCAGAAAATAGTGCTACTATTCTAGAGTGGGCAACTATGATCCGGTTAGGCCTGCCCTACAATGAAGATGGCACAGTTGAGTGGAAGGACTTACAAAAGGCTGTACCTCAACAGTTAACTGAAGCAGTTGAGTATCTGCACCAGCGTAAAATCGACATAAAGAAGTATGACTTTTATATAACAGATGAAGAAGCGTACAACTTGCACAAGCGAGTCATTATTCCATTCTACTGGAAAGATAAAATCATTGGTTACACTGCTAGGGCGATAGAAGATGATGTCAAGCCCAAGTATCACAATAACCACGATCCTAATTTTGTGTTCAATATGAACAACCAATTGGCAACTAGCAAGTTTGTCTTGGTAATGGAAGGGCCGTTTGATGCAATGAGCATAGATGGAGTGGCCATACTGGGCAATGAATGTAGTGATGTGCAAGCAGACATCATTGAAAGCCTGGGTCGTGAAGTTATTGTTGTTCCTGACTTTGATGCACATGTGAATCCAAAGAATAACAAAAAGGTATGGGCAGGCAAGAGTCTAGTAGATGCCGCTGTTAGATATCATTGGTCTGTGAGCTTTCCTATCTGGGCAGAAGAATACAAAGACGTTGCCAGTGCTGTGGAACACCTGGGCAAATTGTTTGTGCTGAAAAGCATACTGGATGCTCGTGAGACGAACGCCTTTAAGATTGAACTCAAGGGCAAAGCAATATATAATAAGCTATGACTAAAGAATTTAATGCTGACCTACAGAAGTTGTTTCTGGAAATGATGTTGCATGACGCACAGAACTATGTGCGTGTGCAGAACATCTACAATGAGGAAAACTTTGATCGCAGTCTAAGAGCCGCGGCAAAGTTTATCAAAGAACATGGCAACAAACATCACACGTTGCCCACCATTGATCAAATACGTGCCACCACTGGTGTAGAACTTAAATCTATTCCAGACATGAACGAAGGTCACCAAGACTGGTTCATGGCAGAGTTTGAAACATTTACCAAGCAAAAAGAACTAGAGCGAGCTATTCTCAAAGCCGCTGACATGATTGAAAAGGGCGACTTTGACCCAGTTGAAAAGCTGATCAAGGATGCTGTGCAGATCAGCTTGACAAAAGATCTAGGCATGGACTTCTGGGCAGATCCAGAAGGCATGATCACACGCTACTTTGATTCAGGCGGACAAGTAAGCACAGGCTGGCCACAGCTGGACAAACTGCTCTATGGTGGATTCAGTCGTGGCGAACTAAACATCTTTGCAGGTGGCTCAGGTTCAGGTAAGTCATTGGTTATGATGAACATTGCGCTGAACTGGGTACAACAGGGCTTGCAAGGAGTGTATATTACACTGGAACTTAGTCAAGAGCTAACAGGCTTGCGTACCGCGGCCATGCTTACTAATATGAGCACAAAAGACATCCGCAAGGACAAAGAAACCGCGGCATTGAAGGTCAAGATGGTGGGTAAAAAAGCAGGCAGCTATCAAGTTAAGTCCCTTCCAGCACAGAGCAATATCAATGACATCCGTGCGTTCTTGAAAGAATATCAGATTCAAACAGGACGCAGAGTAGACTTTATGATGGTAGACTACCTGGACCTGCTCATGCCAGTTAGTGCCAAGGTCAGTCCCAATGACTTGTTTGTTAAAGACAAGTATGTGAGTGAGGAACTGCGTAATCTGGCCAAGGAACTGGGCATACTGTTGGTCACAGCAAGTCAGTTGAATCGTGGTGCGGTGGACGAAATTGAATTTGATCACAGTCATATCTCGGGCGGTATTTCAAAGATTAACACAGCAGATAATGTGTTTGGTATCTTTACGTCACGTGCCATGCGTGAGCGCGGACGCTATCAAATTCAGTGTATGAAGAGTCGTAGTTCAACAGGTGTGGGCAATAAGATTGATTTAACCTACAACATTGAAACCATGCGTATCACTGATGAGGGCGAAGAAGATGCAGGCAACAGACAGTCTGCCCCATCATCAATTATGAGTCAGATCAAAGCACGTGCTACTGTGGACGAAAGCACGGGCGAAGTAGTAGACAGTGCCCCAGTTAAAGCAGACTTTGGCGGCAACAACAAGCTGAAACAGATGTTGGCCAGCCTTAAAGGGCAAACACAATAGGGGTTAAATTGATAGCGTCCATCCTGCGGGTTTCGATAAATAATAAAGAATTGGAGCCCGATCTTGCTTAAAAAAACTCGTAGCATCCTAGAGGAACTGGATAGTCATTTTCTGGAAAAAGACAAGGAAAATGTACTAGAAAGTCGTGCTGATCACGTAATACAAGGTGCTATACATCTAATCAACATGATTAGAGAAAATTATGATAGCGAATCTGCGGCTGAACTTGAGCGTCGTTTGTTAAACAGTATACGAGCTCAAGACCCAAATAAATTTACAAGAGGGATCAGGAGAATTCGCAGTGAAAATAACACATCTAACAAATAACGAAGAATTTGATATAGCGGCAAATCCGATATATCACGAGACAGTTCAACTGGTTCGCGAATTCAACATGTTGTGTGAAGGACAAGCACTAAGTCCTGAACAAGTTAATCAGCTGTTTACAGCCGCTGAAGAAACAATGAACAGCACCAACAAGAATCGCACCATGGCGGGCAAAGCAGGGGAACTGCTAGGCAAGCTGGGACAAAAGATTCAATCAGGCGCACACTGGTTACAAGATACAACTGGTGTTAAGTTTCTTGACAAAGGATTCAAAGAACTCAAACAAGGAATTACACAACGCCTAGGCAACACAGAAGGTGGCGCCGCTCTATTAAGAAAACTAGACTACTGGGCACAGCTACATCAAAAGTATCCTACAACCAGCAAATTCTTTTACAACACCATTGCAGTACTAACTGGTGGTTTGTCACAAGGTTTAACAGCACCTGCACTATTGAGTCTTGCTAAAACAGCAGACGGTGTTTTGCAAGGTGAACAATTAAGTACAGCGTTTGGTCGTGGTGTTGCCACTGGTTCAAAAGCATTGGCTGTTAGCAAAGGTATTGATGCTGCCAAGGCAGCTGGTCACTATGCCGCAGACGTTGGCGGAGACATTGCACAAGGTATTGGTAACCTTGGTGCTGCCGCTAAAGCCAAAGCAGGTGCCGCCGCTGATGCAGTCAGAGCAGGCGCACACAAATTTGCACAGTCTACACAAGACTTGATTCCTAATGCAAATGCAGACACTATTACCCCAGGGGGCGGCGAAGCACCTCCAGCTGTTGTGCCACCTAAGCCAGCAGTAGTACCACCCAAGCCAGCTGATGTGCCCGGAGGCGGAGGTGACGCACCTGTAGTACCACCTAAGCCAGCAGTAGTACCACCCAAGCCAGCGGATGTTCCGGGAGGTGGTGATACCCCTGCAGGTGGCGAAGTTGTTGTTGCAAAAGGTGACCAAATTGGAAAACTAGCTGCCGCCAAAGGACAGACTGCACAACAATGGATTGATGCCAATCCTGAAATGGCCGCAAAGTTAAACAAGGCAGGTACAAACCTACCAATTGGTACAAAATTACAAGTTCCAACTGCACCAAAGCCAGCTGGTTCAAATGTATGGACAGGATACAAAGGCGGCCTGGCCAATGAAGCATATATTATTCCTGGCAAAGGACTATTAGAAGGTTTCAGCATTGTTAGTTTGCCATTGTCGCAGTTTGTTGACCGTCAGCTAACAGAACAAAAGAGTACTCTAAATAAATCTCTAGGTCGTAGCGTTAACAGTATTTCTCTAACACCAGTTGGTGTACAGACAATCTTCTTTAACGTAGAAAAACTACACGAACATGTTATAGCACAAGAAGCACGCCGTAACAGATTTGGTCGCGAAACAAGTACAGCGTTGGGCAGACAAGCTGGTAAGAGAGGTCAGACTGCACAGCAGTTTGCACAATCAAACCCAGTAGGAGCCGCTACCACGGCAATGACCAACCCAACAACCAATGACTATCGTATGGATCAGCCTGCTGACCCAATGTCAACTCGTCAACCTGGTGATGTAGCGGCAATGAACCGAGGCATGGATCGTTATAAGTTAAACATTGATAACAGACCAAAACCTAAACCAGGTGAAGATCCAACAATGGATGCTGTACCAGGGGATGATGTTACACCTGGGGCAGATACTGCACCAGCACCAAATCTTGATACCACACATAAAGGTCCGGTTGGAGGCAGCTTCCTAGACCGTGTTGAAAAAGGTTTGAACTATGCAGGTGGCAAGATATCTGATGCATGGAAATATGCAACTACCAAAGTCACTGCTGAACGTTTGCAGAACATTTGGAAAGACATGGGCTCCAAGGCAGACTCTGACCAGGTAGCACAAGTTCTATTGCGTGGCGGCGTTCCTGTAGACATGATACAAAGTTTGTATTCACAAATGGGATTGCCAGAGCCTCAGAATCTTACACCACCAGCTGGTGCCGCACAAACTGATGATGAAATCACAGCAGCCGCAAATGCCGCACTACGTGGTGGACCTCCATTGACCATGGCGCAAAAGGTTCGCTTGGATATGATGCGTAAGAAACAAGGTCTAAGACCAATAGATAATATTCCAGTGGACAGAGGCGATGGTGCTAGTACTAGCAGTACAGTTGGTAGCTTGAGCTCTCCTAATGCATCATCAGGTGGTGCTAGTGCAAGCACAGACACAGGCGGAGCAGAAACAGGAACCACAACTTCTAGTAGTTCCGGCGATGGTGTCACAGCACAAGCAACAAATACTATATTGCCACAGATCGCACGTATGGTTGGCACACAGTATGCAGATGACTTAATTACAATTATTGACACTGCAATGAGTGTACTACAACGTAGTGCTCCAACTGCCTATAGAGAAAAACTAATGGCATTGCGTGGACAAACAGCTGGCGAACAACTTGAGAAGCCACAAGAGATTGTAAAGAGAACCACTGCTCCAAGAAATAAAAAAGCTCCGTTGAAAGTACCTAAGAGAAAACTTGGACCAACTGGTGTAGTCGGCACACCGACTCCAACATCAACTCCAACAGCAGAACCTGCAACAGGTACTCTTGGCGAGTCACGTAGAGTCTACGGTGGCAAATACATCAAGGAATCTATTGATAAAAAGTTATCAAGAGAATTTGAAAACTTCTTATTGAAAATGGAGTAAGCAATGCAGTTAAGTGAAGGCGGAAATGCTATTCCTACATCCGTGCCTGTTGCTCGCGCGGATGTAGCAAAGATTGTATCAACAGCCAAACGTTTATTGCCTGCTGAACTATTAAAGCGTATTCAAACAGACATTGGCAGTGCTGGATACAAAGTTGAATCTGGTGACATTGATGTCATGGTAGAAGCTGAAGATGTTGTGGCGTTGTTTCAAACACAAAGCGAAAAGAATCCTGTGTTGGCCGCTAAGAAAGCCTTGGAAGCCTACTTCCGTGGCAAAGGAATTGAAGCCAAAGTAAACGGTAACAATGTCAGCATTGGTATTCCGTATGGCAAAGCAGTAGCACAGGTTGACGTCATGGTCATACATGATGCCGCATTGGTTGCGCCATATCACCAACATGGCCCACGTGGCAGTTACAGCGATGCTGATTTCAAAGGACAAGCAATCTTTGTATTGATGAACAGCATTGGTAAAGCACTGGGCTACAAGTTTGATGCATTTGGTGCTAAACTCATGCGCCGTGATGACAACACAGTTGTTGCACGTGACAGAGATGCTGTTGCCAAAGCATTGTTGAATCCTAAAGCCACTGGCGATGATCTTAACAGCGTGAAAAGTATCATGCGAGCATTAGAAAACGATCCAATGCGTAACGAAAAACTGGCACAGGCACGTGAAGATGAAAAGAAAGGTTTTATTTCATTGCACGAACCTTTGGCAGAAGGATCAGCACCTTGGTTCCGTATGATGCAAAGTATCTTGGTGCAATGAATGAAAAGTTGGGAATTTCTTACTGAGGGTGGATGGGACACAACTGTCACACAAGGCACAGTTATTAAACCCGCGGTTGTAAAAACTGCACTTGGTGTTGTACAAAACTTTGTCAAAGACTTCAATCGTTTTTTAGCCGCACACAATCAAGGACCAGTTGAAATGGGTCGCCCCACTGGATCCAGCGCATATCACGAGCGTGATCAAGAAGCAGACCCAGACAAGATCTATGGTGACATTGATCTACAAATGATTGCTCCTCCGGTTGAAGGACTAACCTACGGTCAGTTTACAACTCACTGGAACAAACTAGCAGATGAATTTGTTCGTACACAAACTCCTAGTTATGTACACAACACTGAAAGCAAACCAGGACATCCTATATTTCAAATTGGTCCTAATGCCTATGTACAGGTAGACTTCATGTGGCACGAAGAACGTTTGCGTGACTGGGGTGCCACTCGTGTAACACCAGAGCATGGTGTTAAAGGTTTACTAACAGGTAATATGTACAGCGTGTTTGGTGAGCTGATGGATCTAAGTATTCAACATGCAGGCGTACAATTAAAAATACAAGATGGTCAGCATGTGCCTTTTAGCAAACAAAAAGGCACACAGGTTATCACAGTTACCACAAGCCCAGGTACTTTTATATTAGATACATTTAGATATCTTGCAGAACAACTGGGCATACACGATCCACAGATAAGTCCGTTGTTAAAACAGTTTCCGGGCAATGACATCAATGATGTACGTATTGAGAAATTGGTGCAAGGTGTTAAAGGATTTGCAGCCAGCGCAGAAGCAAATGGTATGTTTGGTAAAGGCGCACTGGCTAAGTATAGTTCAGCTGGCGATTTTATGTCTGCATTCTGGAATCGCTACAAAGAAAAAGCCATGATTGATGTTGAGGGCAAAAAGCGTGACAAGGCACAGACACCTGACGCTATTGCACGTGCAGACAACGATCGCAAGAAAATTTTACAAGGACTAAAAATGGTCCAAGGTTATTTCCAATGAAGATATTTGAAGTATTTGAACGCAAGCCAGAGCCTCGCTTTATAGTTGAGGGCATTGTGCATCCAGAAGACCGTGTGTGGACTGATGGCATTGCCGGCGCCAAGCGTTCTGTTGCTGAGTTATCTGGCATGACATCCGGCAAGGAATTAACCACAATCAAGTGGGACGGGTTTCCTGCACTGGTGTTTGGTCGCAACGTAGACGGCCAGCTATTGGTAACTGACAAGCACATGTTTGAAAAGAAAGATGGATCAGGTCGTGTGACCAGTCCAGAAGAATTTCAACAGTATGATGTCAATCGTGGTGCTGACCGTTCAGACCTGTATGGCAAAATTAACATACTGTGGCCAGCACTGGAAGCAATCATTCCTTCAAACTTTAGAGGATTTTATTTTGGCGACTTGTTGTATGCAGGCCGTTTGCAACCAGCAAATGGTGTGTACACATTCAAACCTAACACAGTGACATACCGAGTTCCTCTTAAACTAGGCAACCAGCCTAATCCAGTGGCAGAAAAAATTGCAAGTAGCATTGGTGGAATAGCGGTACACAGTTTCATTCCTGGCATTGGCGAACCAGACCAGCCACTGAAAGGCACAGGCGGATTGCCAACTGATGGTAATCCAATTTGGTTTGTAACAGGTGAAATGCCTGTTCCCAAAGTAACCATTGCACCTGCTTCACAAAAAACAGTAAATGCAGTAATAGACAAATACGATACCGCGGTAACAGACTTCCTAGGACAACTTACCGCAATGAAAGCCAAAGGAATAATTGGCTTGGCCAGCAAATACATTACCAGCAAAATCACAGCAGGTAATTTTGATCACATGCTGGAAGGCTTCTACGCATACCTAAATGCCAACTTGTCTCCAGGCGCTAATCAAAAGTTGCTGGGTGGCGGACAAGGATGGTTGTACAAAGAAGGTAGAGCAGGACTCGAAGGCATGTTTGCTATATGGGTAGCATTGTACAATTTCAAACTTGAAATTAAAAAGCAAATTGATGCACAGCAAGCATCCAGTGGAGTACAGGCATTCACAGGCAGCGATCCTGGACACGAAGGATATGTTGTAGGTGGTGGTGCAGACAAGTTTAAGTTAATTGACCGACTGGGATTTAGTAAAGCAAACTTTGCTAAAAATGGATAATGTTTGACTTTATAAAAGAAGAAATATTTGAAGCACGTATGTTTCGCACACCAGTGAGTGTCAGCGGGCGCACAGCCGCAGATCTTGCACGTGTGTTGTATGTGTCTTTGCTTGCAGTAGAACTGGTCAGACAAATAGATGAGCGCACAGCACAACACTATGCCGCACTCACAATACAGTGGGGCGACTTTGATCACATACGCGGCAGTGCAACAGACTTGGCCAACATAATTGCTGTACTAAGCAACCAGCGTGACTTTGAAAAATATGTAGAGCCCAACTATGACATCAGCGCACCTGTGCTACAGATTAAAAGTTACCTGCGTAGCGTATGGCAGGGCTACTGGTTTCACGGACGTGATAGACAAGCGTTTATGAACATAGAAACCATGCTGGGCATCAGCGACAGCACACTGAGTCAAATACGCAGAATTGTGCTGGACTGGAAACTGTATGAAGTCAATGATCACAAAACAGCAGTTCATAATATACGCAGAGAATTGTCCCGTCATGCAGTGCGTTTAGATCTAATTGAATTCTTACCAAACCTCTAACTTTTTTAGTCAGATCATAAATATCTACATGTAGCGCATAGACGCTCATTAAATTTAGGAGAAATAAAATGGCAGTATTTACAAGAACCCGTGGTGGTGTTGGTGTAGAAGGTAAAATCAACGGCGATAACAATGCGTCCTCAACCTTCCGTGGTAACCAAATTGGTGCATCATTAACTTTTTACAAAATTCTAGTTAAAGATGGTAGCAATGCCGCAGTTGATCTACGTGGCGAAATGGCAGCAGATGTACGTGCTCCAGGCAGCAACGGTAGCGAAGGTGGTACAGGTCTAGCTGTTGAAGCTATTCTACGTGCTCTACCAAGCCAAGTTTTGTCTTACTCTGTTGTTAACGACAACACTGGTGCAATCCACGTTATTTGCGACGGTCACGCCGCACCTAGCTCAACCAATGCAGAAGGTACTACATCTGGTACAGGCCAGAACTTCAACAGCAATGGCGAAAGCGTACAAGGCAACATTCGTCGTCTAGGTACAGCAGTTGGTACTAACAACATCGACGTTAGCGGTACAACAGTAACACTAGGCACAAGCTACGTAATTTCTTAATCAACTGTTCGTTTGCAGTTAAGAAAGCAGAGAAGGCACTTTTACAGTGCCTTTTTTGTTGGCCATAAGTAAGTGTATGAGCACAAGAGATCAAGTCATCACAGCATTTACATTGGTGGACATAACACAGACAGGTGTTATACGTGACACTGACGGGCGTGAGCTTGAAAGAAATCAACAGCGTAACTGGGAAACAGTATTACAATGCATTGGTATCCGAGCACAGCCTATGAACATTCAGATGCCGCCGGGACCAATTGAACATGCTGAAATGAAAAACTACGAGTTTGGAGAATTCTTCACAGGCGAACACAAGGTCTGGGCATTTAGTTTTTCAGTTGAACATCCAGATGTTTTCCACGATGGGAAAAGCCGCTTGGGATACCTGGAAGATTCATTTAATGAAGTTCCTATCATAAGCTATCTGACAGAAACTGCACGTTTTATGTTGCCTATCTTTTATACTCATGGCGCTATCAAAAACATATATTTTAAGATACGCGAAATTTGATTAAATAGTATAGATGTCCTGGCATCCATTGGCAACTTATTAAGGCTCATATCAAGGCTCAAAAATGGCGTCGTATAATAACATACGGAGCAAGTCGGTGTCGACAAATATTGAAAAAACCAACCTTGAAGCCCACGTAGAGCTGTGCGCGGAAAGGTATGAGAAATTGGAAACAAAACTACAAAACGTTGAGAGTAAAGTTGAACGTTTAGAATCTCACGTGCTTGAAATTAAACAGGCACTAGCAGGCGCTGGAGACAAGCAAAGCAAACAGTTGATTGCTATCGGTACTGCTATTATCAGTGTATTAATAACCGGACTGATTACAGTCCTTGTACATTTTATCAACAAATGAAAGTCGTTGAGGTCATTCCAGGCTTGTCCATGCCTTTAACCAACGAGGAGAGTGACCTCTTATCAAAATTCCATGAGGGAAACAGCGTGTCTCGTAAAGAGCTAAATGAAAGACAAATTGTTATTGCCAACAATTTAGTTAACAAAGATGTGCTGTATAGAAAGAATCAAGATGGGCACGTCACATACTTCAAAAAAACGCCGTAAGAAGCCTACTAAAAATTTGGTAGAACTAGCTAACACACAAGCGGCAACAGAAACCATAGCCCAATTACTTGCTAGATTATTAGACAAGTGGACTAAATCAGAATTAAGCAGACTGGTAGCAAACAATCGGCTGGTATGCATTGATCTATCAAAAAATCTGTACAGAATAGGCAACCATACCCTGCAAAAACACAAAGACCAAAGCTGGTCGGTGCGCGGTATAGACGGCCAGTTTGTACACAGTTTTATAAGCAAACACGCCGCTGTTTTTTACTGTTTGTACGAAAGCAAGCGCATGTATCATAAATCCAGAGAGTTCCTAAACATGGACGCAGAGCTGGATAGAATGTCAAAACAAGTCACAGAATACGTAACTTATCTGAAGTTAGCTATAGAGCACAAAGACACGTTCAAGCAGGATCTGTACATAGCCCGTTTGAGCTATGCGGCTCCCAAGCTAGAATTGTTGGAAACTAATCTACAGAAAAGTATTATCAGTGCTAAATACTCTAAAGTTTGGGAATTTAATAACCATGAAACTACAAGAACTCGCCACTAGACCAACATCACGTAAAATCAATCGCATCAACGAAAGCCGTTTTGGCTTCAGCATTGATTACAACAATTTAACCGTAAACAAGGCACGCAAGCTAAGTCATGCACTTAGCGAAAGCCTTGGCAAGCTCAAGCAGAGCTTTGGTGTACACACCGCACAAAAGAATCCAAAGTACATGGAATTGCTTATGGTGCGCGAAGGACTCAATCGCTGGATTGACGAAAACCGCCCACTGACAGAAAGCGAAATTGCCAAGTCCGGCGCTATTCTAGCTGCCAAGGATATTGTTGACAGCTTCCAAGACATGTTGGAAGATATCAGCAAAATGCAGAACGAACAACTGCCTGCATTGCTAGACACAATTCGTGACCAAATTGGTCAGCCACAGGCTGATGCATTCAAGGGCACAGTTGTACCATTGCTACAAGAACTTGTAGGACAACTACAAACAGCTCGTGAAACAGCCGACGGAGCCGCACGTACATTGGCAGGCGAACAAGTTGCCGCACCAATGGGCATGCCAGGCGCTGATGCTGGTATGGGTGGTATGCCACCTGCACCAGGTGGTGACATGGGCGGTGCTCCTGCTCCAGACATGGGCAGTGACCTTGACGCAGGCGATGAGTTTGGCGCAACAGATGCTGCCGCTGGTGGCCCAGAGAATCTAGGCCGCGGCAAGAGGTAATCGGCCATGCGAGTTCGAGAGCTGTTTGAAAGCGACTCGACTGCACAACTCAAAGCTCAGATTTTAACTGTGCTTGATTTTCTGCGTAACCGAGATCACAATAAAAAGTTATTACCCAAGCACACCACCCTTAGCGTTATCAACATGGTAAACAACGCAATGGGTGGTGAAATTCTTACCTATGAACTGTTGGATCAAATGAAATCGAACAACAGCGAAATAGGTGGGTTGATTACCAACATGGATCGAAACACTATCAGTCTCAAACCATTTGGTGACGAGCCTGGTGCACCACAAGAGCCAACTGATGCTGAAGGCGGTGGTGGTAATGCCAAAGATCCAACTGCCATTGTTAACAAAATGGCACAACGTGCAGCCTCAAACCGTCAATAATCATTGACATAAGCCTATAAATATTTTATTATATTCCTATTATAGGAAAATCTATGGGCGAAGAAATATCAATAGAAAAACATGAGTTCCCCAACCTTGGCTATATTGTAGCCGACGTTCCGCGTGAACTGCTGGACGAAATACAACAGCGACTGAACAACTTTGACAGTGGCAAAACAAAATTAAAAAAATTCAATCATAGATTGGTTGGACAACTCAAAGAAGAATGGGAATTAGATCTCAGCGACAGAGCTATTGATCTAATAGAGCTGATTTGTAATCAGTGGTTTACGGAACATGACATGGAGCCTGACCACAAGATACAGTTGATGGAAATCTGGGTCAATAGACAACGCAAGCATGAGTTTAATCCTATACACAATCACACTGGTGTGTTGAGTTTTTGTATCTGGTTCAAGATTCCCTATGAACTGGAAGATGAATTAAAAATATACCCTGACTCTGCTGATCAACATGTCAGCATGTTTGAATTTGTATACACATCCACAGTGGGAAAGATTACCACACTACCGCTGAAGATTGACAAGTCATGGGAAGGTAAGATGGCTGTCTGGCCTGCACAGATGAGCCACTTGGTGCATCCTTTTTATACAAGTGATGACACAAGAATAAGCATTGCAGGCAACTTAGGATAAAAGTATGGCATACTCAGACAAAGTAATCGATCATTATGAAAACCCACGCAACGTGGGCAAGCTGGAAATTGACGACACCGTTGGTACTGGCATGGTTGGAGCACCTGCCTGTGGTGACGTCATGAAACTGCAAATAAAGGTACAAGATGGAATCATCACAGACGCCAAATTCAAAACATATGGTTGTGGTTCTGCGATTGCGTCGAGCTCTCTTGTTACAGAATGGGTTAAAGGCAAGACACTGGACGAAGCAGGATCTATCAAGAATAGCGACATTGCTGAAGAGCTTGCTCTCCCACCCGTGAAGATACATTGCTCTATTCTAGCAGAGGACGCTATCAAAGCGGCCATTGAAGACTACAAAAAGAAACATGTGGATGATGAGCTTGAAGCGTACAAGCGACAAGCACAAGAGCTATGGAATGATTCTTGCACATCAGTGAGATCATGATAACCTTAACCGAACGTGCGGCAAACAAAGTACTCAAGGCCTTGGATCAACGTGGTCGAGGCGTGGGCATACGCATAGGTGTTAAAACCACTGGTTGCTCTGGCTTGGCTTATGTGTTAGAATACATAGATGCTGTGCCAATCACTAGAGACTGGTTCAAGTATGAAAGTCATGGAGCCACTGTTTGGGTAAACGGTAAAGATATATTTTACCTCAATGGGCTAGAAGTCGATTATGTTCGTCAAGGACTCAATGAAGGGTTCGAATTCCGCAATCCCAACGAACGTGATAAATGTGGATGCGGAGAAAGTTTTAGAGTATAATGATAGTTCAACGATACGATTACACGCCCTTGGATAGAACCACGCTGTCAGGCAAAAGACATTACTGTTTGCCTGATGGAAGCAAGGTTCCCAGCGTAACTACCATACTGGATAAAACCAAGCCAGAGGAAGCCAAGCAGAAACTGCAAGAGTGGAAAAATCGTGTGGGGGTAGAACGTGCTCAACAGATCACCACAGAAGCTGCCAATCGAGGCACACGTATGCATGCCTATTTGGAATCATACATCCTACAGGATGACATGAAACCCTTGCCCACCAATCCCTATGCACACCCCAGTTGGTTCATGGCCGCAGAGGTTATTCTCAAAGGACTTGTGAATGTAGACGAGTTCTGGGGATCAGAAGTTCCTGTGTATTATAGTGGGTTATATGCAGGCACCACAGACTGTATTGGTGTGTGGAAAGGCCGGCCTGCAATCATGGATTTCAAGCAAACCAACAAGCCTAAGAAGCGTGAGTGGATTGGCGATTACTTCATGCAACTTGCGGCCTATGCAGAAGCACACAATGACACACATGGTACCAACATACAAGACGGCGTAATTTTGATGTGTGCCCAGCCTAAATTGCTGGAAGATGGCACCTACAGCACCCCAGAATACCAGGAATTCACCATTGAAGGCAGCGAGTTTGCCTACTGGCGCGAGGAGTGGTTAAAGCGTGTGGAGTTGTATTACCTAATGAGCTAAATACACCATACAGGGGTTTTTAGCAAATGGCCGTCATTCAGATATCAAGAATTCAGCACCGTAAAGGGCTACAACAGGATTTGCCACAATTGGCAAGTGCAGAAATTGGCTGGGCTGTTGACAGCCGCAGATTGTACATAGGTAATGGTACCATTGCAGAGGGTGCTCCTGCAACAGGTATCACAGAAATCCTAACACAGTATTCAGACCTACTGAACATCAGTAACGCCTACACATTTAAGGGTAGCCAGTCTGGATACACCAGTCGTACAGGTCCCACAACTGATGCACCTATTAAACGTACTCTACAGCAGAAGCTAGACGACTATGTAAACGTGCGTGACTTTGGTGCAACTGGCGACGGTAACACAGACGATACACTGGCGTTACAACGTGCAATTGACGAAATTGAATTTGGTAACTTTGCATTGACCACGCCACGTTTGCGTCGCGTAATTCACATGCCTGCAGGCATTTATCTAATCAGTGCAAGTTTGAAATTGCCTAGCTATGTGTACATTCAAGGCGAAGGCAAAGGACGCACAGTTATTCGTCAGAGTAGCAACTTGTATTCTGCGTTCCAACTCAAAGACAGTGAAAACAAGATTAACACTGACTATGGTACTGGTAGTGCAACACCTGCCAAAGATATTACCATGGTAGAACTCACCATTGAACATTTGCAAAACCAAGACCTCATGAGATTGGATACAACAGAGCGTGTGGAATTTATTCGCGTGGTATTCAAAGGCAGTCAGAGTTTTCCAAACAGTACATCATTGACCGCACAGAATGCTGTGTATGCTCGTCCGCATGCCACTGGCGG